GTAATACCTGAAGCAACTCCGCCACCTGATTGATCTAAAGCAACTTCAGCAGTAGCACCTGAAGTACCACCTGTTATTGTTTCCTCTGTTGTATAATTTTTTAAACCTAGTAAATGTAAATGTTGATACATTTCAATATCAAATAGGAAGTGTTTGAATATAGCACTTGTTAACGAATTACTTGAAAGTATATCGCCTGATTCCGTGCCAGATTTATATTCAAAGCCTTTTGATTTAGCAACACCTATTCTAATAATGTCTGTATCGCCAAAAGCTGATGAAACACCTCTAGTAGTAGTTGCTATTTTTTGTAGATTTACTTTTTTGAAAGCCTCTGTATCGCCTGACACGAAACCGACATCCGGAGACCCAAAAATATTATTTACTTCTACAAAGTTTTGTACATCAAATCTTGTTTTAAAGTTTTGTTGAGTATCAAAGTCTCTTGCTTTATCTACTTCAACAAAGGTTGTTCCTATTGTTTGTATTTCATAACCTCTTACATATGCTTTACCAGCACCTAATCCAGCCGCTATTTTAGCAGGATCACCACCAGCAGCTGATGTAAATATTCCTCTATTATCGCCAGATAGTAAATGTTCTCTTAAATCTAAATCAAAATCTCTTACTGAATAATCACCTGATTCGTCAAATGTTCTTCTAGCGAAAGTATCTTCTAAAACACCGTATTGTGTCGTTCTTACTTGGTTTTGTAAGATACCATTTTTTAATCTTAATAATTCTACAAAGTTTGCGTCCTCTGTACTTGCAATTGTTTTTTTAGTTAATGTTAAATCTATTTTAAATCTGTTAGCACCAGGAGCATTTTGGTTTGAAGTGCCTTGAGCGTTATCATTTAAACTTGCGTCTTCATTAGAAGTAATAAATGATTCAGTTACCAATAGTCCTACTCTATAAGAAGGATTATTTGTATATTTGTCAAGTATTAATGTTTGGTCACTTACTTGAACTTGAAAACCATTTATATAATAAACACCTTGTTTAATTGAAGCGGCTGCGCCTGTGTGTGTAGAAGCTACAACAAAATTTAAAGTCGTTGATATACCATCAATAGTTGTAGTACCTTGACAAGTTTCTCCGTCTGTAAATGCTGTTGAAGTGTTTGAAGAACCAGAAGTTTCATATTTTAAATATAAACTATTAGGATCAGACGAAGTTGCTACATCTGAATTAACAACTCTAGCAACAACACCCGAAGTTTGACCAGTAAATTCTACATTTACGAAATTTGATAAGATTGATGAACCTGAAAAGGAAGTTAACTTGACTGAATAGTAATTTAGATCATATGCTATTTCACCAGGAATAACCATCGACCCTTTTTCAAAAAGGTGATCTGATACTCTTTCAAGCTGATTCTGTAATATAGATTGTGATTGTGTTAACTCTCTTGCTTGAACGGCAAACGCTGGTCTAAAAAGTATTCTATGAAATTTTTTACCTTCGTTAAAGTCGTCAAAGTAAGGAGATAAGTTAAAATCAGTTGGACTTGGCATAGTCTAATTTCTCCCTAAAATTCTATAATCAACTTAACATTCTCGGTTTGATCTGCTGTCCTTGTAATTGGCGCTCTATTTTCCATGTAAAGGATTTCGCCACTATCATGGTCTAATTCTGGACTTGCATAACCATTAGTAAATGTTATGTTATCGGCTGTTTCACTTGATACAGCTGACGGTGTTCCTGTTGCTGAACTATCAGCACCTGTAATTACATTTGCTCCAGAAAAAGCGGTAACATTACCGTTTGTGTCAGCACCACTATCGTTGTGTCTGGTTTGAATATAATATAAAATTCTGTTTGATGAATCCCACTCTACAACTTTACCAACTGCGCCTGTACTTGCTTGAGTAATTTTTTCATCTGTTGTAAAAGTACCTGGTGTAGGACTTGAAGCAAATCTAACTGCTTTAGTAGCTCTTAATGTTGTTGCTGAAGCAGCTGTACCACCTGATTTTGGATCTCTCATTAAAACAATTCTTCTAAAATCTTGATCTACAACATAGTCGCCAGAGTTTGTTTGTTCAGTACCTTCTAAACTTTGGTTTAACATTACAAAGAATCCACCTAATTCTTCTACTGCGTTATTACCGTGTCCACCTTTTGGACTGATAACACAATCTAATTCTGCACTTATTAATCCTGTTCCGCCAGCAGCTTGTATATCTGCCAGTCTAATATATCCTGCTGAGTAACCTGAACCTGGTGCTGTAACCGTAACCGAGTCTACTGCGCCTGAAGCAATTACTACGGTAACTTGTCCGCCTGTACCATCGCCTCTGATTGCAATACCTGTATGTGTACCGTTTGTTCCACCTGAACCTGCATTTTTAATTTTTACTACATCAATTGAACCATCTACAGCCGCTGAAGATACATTTGAATCTGTTGCAACTGCCATGAAATCTGGTGATAAAAAGTTTACTTGTTGAGCAGCAGATAGTGTGTACATAAATTTCCATTTATATCCATCACCAGTTGTTAATATAGATGTTGATGTACCAGTTGGTTCAACCGTTGAAGTTGCGCCACTATTATTATCTAAACATTTATAAACATTTCTAGCCGCTGTTAACACATAAAAAGTAGCGTCTGATAAAACCGTTGCGCCACTTGTTGATGTTTCTTTTGTACTAGTTGATCCTGTTTGATAAGCGTTATAATCATGTCTGTAATAGTCATAAATTATTCCACTTGTCCAGTTTCTTCTAGGTATTACAAAAGATACATTTGATGAATCTATCTTTTTTACCGACATTAAATCGTCATATGCGTAAACTTCAGCACTTTCATTGTCCGCTGGTGTTTGTGGTAATGAATCTGTTCCTAGGTAATCTGTACGACCATCTGGTCTAGTTTCTGTAGCAAAAGCTTGAGGTGTTCCTATACCCAAATAATATACATTTGGTGCAGCTTCTGAAAAAGATTCTAGAAATTGACTTGCGTTATGCGTTCTAAACTTACTTGTAATTATTGCCGGCATTAAATTTTATCCTTTATCATATATTTATACATCTTTTTAAGCATTATGTTATGTTTATTGTTCCATTCATAGAGCTGTGATACTGGCAATTGTAATATAATGTTGCCGGTGCGTCCATATCAACGGTAAATAATATTACTCCGTCTTGCGTTCCGTTACCGGTAACACCATTATTATATGCGTTACCTGTTCCTGTACCATTCACGGTATTAATGTAGAATGGGTGTCCACTTGCGTCTATAGTAAACTCGTATGTATGTCCTTTTTTCAAGTGTAGTGTAGGGTTTGAAGCTGATGATGAGAAACCATCACCGTCAAAAGTGTAGGCACCTGATCCAGAGTTGTTAACTTCAAATCTAGCACTTGCTTGATTCGCTGGTATAAATCTACCATTTGAACTTTTAAATCTTAAAATTTGTTGGTCTGTTGGTGGATTAGATGTTATATCAACATTTGATAATACACCAATACTAGTATTTTCAGATACTAATTCAATCCATGAACCTGATTCTGCAAAAAATGCTTTTGCGTCATTTGTTGTGGTAACAAACATACCAGCATAATTTGTTGCGTCTGGTCTTACACCTGCATTTGCAAAGTTAAACCTCATTTTATTACCTGAAGCTGTTGAGTCAAAAGAAGATGTACCAGTTAAATCTAAATTACCTACACTAGCTACCGTAGCACCTAAAGTTGCTGATGTATTTCCTAAAGTAAATGAAGGAGTATCTAAATTAGCATTTGTAATTCCAGCAGAACCGGATAAGTTTGCATTTGTAATACCTGATAAAGATAATGTCAAAGTATTTCCAGATATAGTTGTTCCTACACCTGAACCGGTTACTATTAAATCGCCGCCTAAAGGAATTGAAGAAGTTGATGATGATGAGTCAGTAATTCTTAATGCATTTGCCTTTAATGAAGCGTTTAAAGATACTTGGCCATTTGAAACTGCAAAATCAGTTGATTCAAATCTAGCAATACCTTTATTTGTTATTCCTGCGTCTGTAATTGTATTTGCTGAGGTATCAATGGTTACACCTGTTAAAGAACCGATAGAATGTGTAATAACATTACCAGTAATACTAGTTGATATACCATTGTCACCTAAAAATTGTAAATCTCCACCGATTGTATAATCGTGTTGAGAAGAATCTTGATCTCTTAATTGAATAGTTGTTGCAAGTGTTGAGAAACTTAAATTACCAGCACCGTCAGTTGTCATAACCTGATTTACTGAACCGTCTGCGTCTGGTAAGAGATATGTATTTTTAATTCTTACTTTTCCTGTACCTGCTGGATTTAAAGATAGATTATCATTACCTGAAGTTATAATTTCATTAGTACCTATATTTAAATTACCGCCAAGTGCTGGAGATGTATCTGTAGATATACTTAAATCTACTGCAACAAATTTACTTGTTCCAGAGTCGTATTGTAAAATTTTGTTAGTAGTACCACCATTAGTATTAATTTCTAAATTAGTACCATCGCCGAGAGCTGTGTAAATCTCGTCAATAACTGCGTTTATTGTTTGACCGCCAACTCTTAAAGAGTCACCTGTTCCGTCATTAGCAGTTGATCCTACATTGATGTTTTGTTTTGCCATTTAATATCTCTCTCTATATTTATAACGCTTATGGTGTAGTATCGTCAAAAGTCTTACCAGTTTGAGCAAAGTTTGTAACCGTGTTATCAAAAGTATCTGCGTCAAAGGCAAAGTAAGACGGAATCGCAAATCTAGTCCTAAAATGTCTTGATAATTCAGGATTACTAGACGCAAAGAATATGCCTTTTGTACCATTTAAACTTGAATTTGTGCCTGTAATTTCTAGCTCATTTAAAGATTTAAATGTTATTCTACTTTGACCAGAGTTAATACCATATAAAATATTTGCAAATCTATTAATAGTGTTAAATCTAGGTCCAGCGTATGTGGCACCTCTCTTAATAAAGACTACATCACCATTTGGTTTTGTAATTGATCTTCTTACCCTTGATACATATGATACACTAGGATTAGGATTTCTAATTGTTAAATCTCTTGTATTACTATCAAAGTGTTCTATCGTTGATGTATCTAAATCTACTTTTACACCTTCATGAGGTTTTACTCTTAAAGATGTTCCGTCAGTTGTTGTTCCTAATCTTCTACCAAATAATGATGAGAATAAAGTATTGAATAGAGATAATATCGGAGTACCTGCAATACCTGATACCAAACCTTCAACTGGCGATTTAATTCTTGCGTTTAATCTACTTTCAAAAGAAACTTGTCCTGTGAAATAAAAACCAGAAGTATGCATTGATTTTTTAAATGCGTCTCGCCATTCACTAATTGATCTAGAAACTTTTATTACATATGAAAAATCTTGATAGTATAAACTATCCTGTATCTTCATTGTGTTTTCTGAAACATGGCCATCTTCATTAATAAATCTACCATCTGTGTCAACAATTGATTTTACATTTAATTGTGTTGTTGCTCTATCTAATTTTGTAATTGTTCCTGTACCTGCACCAGATAATGTTTCACCTATTGCAAAAGAACCTGAAATGGTTTTTACTTTTAATAAACCTAAACTTTCATTATAACTAATAATTTTTCCTGAAGTACCACCTGAACTTGTTATTGTTCCGTTTTGTGAAAATGCACCAGAGGTATTTGTTAATATTAAGTTAGATACAAAATTCAATGCTGGCGAAGGACTATTTTGATATGCAATACCTAATTCATTTGTTTTTACACCTATAATTCTACCAATATCAGTACCATATGATTTTACATTTGCATTTAAACCTGTACTTGATGATACAGAAACTTCTGGTAAAAATTTATAACCTGATCCTTGATTTGATATAAAAATATCTGTAATATCATTATCGCCTGTTCCTGATTCTTGAACTAATTTGTCTCCGGCGTAATTATCTCCTAAACCTGTTTGGTCTTCTAATACGATATGTTCGGCGTCTGTAGCAGTTTCACCAGTTATACCACCGTTTACTACTGATACAAAACCTGAAGCGCCTGCACCGTTAGTGTTAGCATTTGTAAAACTTAATTCATCTCCTATTTCATAATTTGTTCCAGCATTATCAATAATTATTTCATCTACTTTACCATCACCAATTGCGTCAATAGAAAATATGGCAGCTTCGCCGCCACCTGTACTTGCTACAGGATCTAATAAGTTATATAAGTTACCGTCATTTGTAATTCTTTTATCTGCAATTAATCCAGATACAACTGCCTTTATAAAAAATTCACTATTCTCTGTTTGTGTACCTCTTATTGTTTCACCGATTGTAAATACACCATCAATAGTTTCTTCATTTAAAATTAATTCTGATACATTAGTTGAACCTATTTGAAACTTAATAACATTTTCAACAATAGCTGTTGCGAAAGAAGATACACCTGTTATTGTTCTACCAATTAAATTTGCTGTATCATTATTAGCGTCAACAACTCTCATTACTTTTTGAGTGTCAAATTTACCGTCAGATAATCTTAATAGTTGTTCTCTAGGATAAATTGTTTCTGAACTTTCATTAAATAATAATCTAAAAAATAATTGATGACCTTTTTGTGTACCTTTTAATCTATATAATGATCTAATATTTTTAATTAGTTTTCTTTTATCAACTTCGTTAGCTAATATTTCTGGTAGTGTTGCTAAAAATTCATCTCTGAATGAAGTTAAGAAATCTGATATAGATTTATCGGGGTCTTTAAAGTTTATTAACTCTTGAATGTTTTGAACTGGATTAGGTCTATATTGATCTAATACACATTGAGCACCTGAAGATTGGCCGATCAATACTTCGTTTAATGCAAATTTATTTTGTGATGATATGAATAATCTGTTGTTTGCTAAATCTTCTACAATAACATTTGCTGTAGCACCTGAAGTTTGACCTTTTATTACTTCACCGTTTTCAAATTTACCAAATATACTTTCTTCTAATAATATTTTATCATCAGCATTTAGTGATGTTCTTGCTGTACCAATTCTTGTAGAATTTATAATTAAATTATTAACTTGACCTGTTTCTGATTCAAGTAAAACACCATCTGTGCTTTCTATACTGGTAACTTTTATTTCTGCTGATTCTAATAGTTGATAATATACTTTTAAAAATTGAGCAAACTTGGGGTGTTGTTCAATTACAAACTCTGGTAATTGAGAATTTATCCTTGTTGAAATTTTATCATTAAATTTTGCCATTACTCATTAATAACTTGTTGTTGTAGTATAACCTACACCGGCACTTGACGAACCACCAACAAAACTATCTGCCTCTACTTTAATTTTTGAATTTGAAATATCTATTTCTATAATTTGATCTCTTACTGGTACAACATCATTAGAATTAGGAGTTACCGTTAATTCAATAACCGTAGAAGCTAAACCTCTAATATTTGATATTGTAGTTATATTTAATGAATTTAATACGATAGCACCTGTGCCATAATCAATTGTACCTTGCGTTTCATTAATATAAGTTTCTACACCACTTGACAAGTAATACATACGAACATTTCCGGTACCATCATCATTTAAAAACATTTCATTATCATTACCATCAATTTTAAATCCTGTTGAACTTAAAATACCACCAGAACTTGCATTATGTCCTGAATGAGGATTATATAATGCATTTCTAAAATACACATTATACTTTGATGATGTACCTACTAAAGGCGCAAAAGATTTTCTAACTTTTAAAGTTGTTATGTTTGATAATATACTTGAATCTGTATCATCAATTAAACCTGTTAATTTAGAATGTCTAAACAATGAATCAAACTTTTGTAAAGTATCTGTATTATAATTTGTTATTGTATTTAATACATTTGCTTTTACGGTGTCTGCCGAGTTAGTTGTACTATTAGCGTCATACTTAATTGTAGAAGTTAATAGAATAGATGTTATTTCAGGATCAACAATTATAGGAGTTACCGAGGCAACATTATATTTTTTTAAATCATTTACTATATCTGCTTTTGTTTGTTCAGTTAATGTAGAACCTGAAGCAGCTTTAATTCCTATTCTAACAACACCGTATCTAGGTGTTTCATCATCTTCTCCACCCCATGCACTTACTGATAATGCATTAGGATAAATTGATTTAGTTAGAGTTTCATAATCAGTTGTTGTTACCGCTCTGTCTTGAGCACCATATTGTAATGGCGCATTAAATTTTACTGAAGCATTTGATTCTGCAACTGCACCACCTGAAGAAACTGAATTAGTTGTAATGGTTACATCTGAAAAACCATTTATGTTTCCTGATAAAGTAAATGTGCTAGCACCATTTGAATCTGTAGTATTGGTTACAATATATTCTAAAATTATTATATTACCGTTATCTAATTTTTTACCGGTAACACCATCACCAAAATATATTCTAAATTTACCGTCTTCAACTTCTTCTATGAAATAAACTTTACTATCTCCGTCAAGACTTGAATAACCGTCTGCTAATGAATAAGTTGCTGATGATGAGTCTGTTGAACTTGTTTGTACAGAAACTTTTAATGTTGAAGTATCTGCATTAGAACTTGGTATTAAAAATCTTTGGTCAGTATCATTTGAATCGTAAGTATATTTAAAAGTTATTGGTGTTCCTTCATACAAGGTTACATTTGCAAAAGTATAAACTCCGTTTTCTGGTGTAATAGATATATCTTCGTTGTTTACATATTGGTAACTTGCACCGTCAACCGTTGATGTGAATACGGTTGCTTTGTTCATTGTTAACGAGTTGCCTGTAGCATTGTTAACTAAAATATTTACACTAGCTCTTGGTGCTCTAACACTTGATGGTGTATAACCAATCATCTTAGCTAATGATACAATATTGTTTCTTACATCTGCACTATCTAAAAATATTTCATTCGTTGACATGTTTGCAATGTACGAAAGATAGTGTGTATTGTAGGATAATAAATCTACTAAAATTGAAAGCGCTGAACCATCAAAATTGTAGTCTTGAAATTCTGTTTGACTTTGTAAAAATGATCTTAAATTAGATTTAATGTTTTCGAAATCTAACTCTGATACATTTAATTTTCCATTTGCCATTTTATCTTAACCTTTGTAAAAATGTTGATACGGTAACTGGCTCATTAATACCAACAACATAAAAATATAAATCTACTTTTAATCTGTTTTTATCTGGATCGTCATCTAACGATATATCTTCTAATCTAACTCTTGGTTCGTAATTAGTAATTACTTCACTAATTTTTCTTTTTAAGAAAACTGCTGTCAATGGTGTATAAGGTTCAAATAACAATTCTCTAATACCACAACCTAATTCTGGTTGAAATGGTCTCTCATAAAAATTAGTTTGTATTAGGTTTCTTAATGACCTTTTTACTGCATTTACATTTTCAACGGTATTAACATCATTCGTTACCGAGTTTCTTACAAAGTCCATATCAATATCTTTGTAAAGTCTGTTTTGTCTACCAGTCTTATTAGTCTTTGATGAGTCGTATAATGCCATAGTGGTAATATTTATACACTAACCACTAAAAACATTTGAAGAACCTGCTGTCATTGCGCCACTATCTGCTGAATCGCCTATTCTTGCAACTGGAATACCATGAACTCTAACGGTTGATGAACCTGCATTTACGGTTGCTACATGTGGAGCACATGGTGGTAATGGTGGAAAAGGATGTGATACGGTTGGATCACCAATTCTTGCAATCAATATTGAATTTGCTCTACAAGTTGATTGACCGGGTGTTGCTAATGTAGTTGTACCTACACAAGCATGACCTGTTGATAAACTATCACCTTTTCTACTAACGGCTGGCATTCTTTGCTTTTAGCGCCTCTCTTCTTCTTTCTTGAATTAAAGCTTGTTTTATCTTTCTACCAATTGGTATTAAAATACCATGACACATTTCTTTGCCTTTTTTACTGATATACTCAACACTTATCATTCTATCTTTAAAATCGCCTTGTACAGACATGATAGCCTTCTTTAAACTCATTGCTTCTTTTTCTTTTTCTTCACCTGCTTCGTTCCAAAATAGGAACTTTCTCATTTTTGGCATAA